ATAAATTATATCTTCAAAGTGCTCAATTTACTTCTACACTTAAAACTAGTCAATATATAGGTGGCATTGACAATACGCCAACGGGTATTTCTTGGGATGGTACCAATACACCCTGGTCTGGTGCTCAGGCTGATAAATTATATTTACAAAGTGGACAATTTACATCTACACTTAAAACAAGTCAAAATGTTAGTGCAATTGATAATGTAGTAGTTGGTATTTCTACTGATAAGTTTGATGATCGAGTTGGCCAAATTTATGAACAATTTCCTAGTGATACTATTAATTTTATTCAAACATTATCATTTAATGTTGAATATATTCAATCTTTAAATAATACTTTAAATTTAAATCAAATTGTAGATCGAGGATATATTCAATTTTTAAATAATATTTTAAATTTGAGCCAGTCAGTAAATAAATATATTACCCCCCCCACTACGAAAATCAAAGGGGGCAGCATGTTAAATAGATTTATACGTAGAACATTATATAGTTTGAAACGCCAATATGGAAATACTGTTGATCTCTATAAACTCATTGATGCTGATACTGATTATCAAACAGGTAAGAAAACTGTAAACAAGAGTGCAATTACGATCCGAAAATGTATTGTATTACCTGTTAAAATCGTAAGGGAAGTTATACAAACAATAGCTCATGTCTCAGCAAATAAAATGTTTGTTTATGGGGGTTCATATGATGCTGGGACTCGGATGTTTATTATTGATGCTAGAGACTTGCCTAATTGTTATGAAATTGTAAATGATGATTGGCTTGTTTATGATAATAGACGTTATGAGATTAAAAGTATTGAGGAGTTTGAACAACATACTGCTTGGGTTATAGTTGCTAAAGAAGTAAAGGGAATAAAACCTGAGCAAATTTACCGTATTCAATTGACAAATCAATTTGATTTAGAAAGTCAAATAGAAACGTCATAAAATAATTACCGGATTAATATTAGGAGTAGAAGCAATGAACGAGAATCTAGCACGGTGGGTTTTCGCCTCCATCGCAGATTATTTTTCTACTATTGTAACCGGGATTAATTTACCGCTTCTGGTTGAGGGCGTAGACGAGCGTGAATCAGAAAAAATGCGGGGGGATCATGCTGAACTTCGTGTTAATGGTCCATTCGTCAGAGAACTTAGTAAAAATTATTGGAGAATTTGGGTAGACATTAACATTTTACTCACAAATATGATGTCAATGTCTCAAGAAAATGCTTATGATATTGCTCAATGGGGTGGCACGTTTCAAGAAGCAATGTTAAAACCAATTCCAATATATAAATATGGTTCAAATCCAAGTGATGATGAATCGTTAATTGGATGCCTTACTTTACGTAAAAGTAAAGGCGATTCTGTAAGGTTAATTCACTTTGGTCAAATAAGCCGTGAAGATCGTATCCGGCAGGCCGCGGTGGATGGTCGTTATGAAATGTACCTATCAATATAAGAGGAGTGAATTATGGCACGCATTGAATTACGCGATTGTGCCATCTTAATTCAAGATGGTTTAAGCGGTGGTGCAAATGTTGCAGAAACGACACCGAATGCGGCTGATACTGATACTGATATCAACACAGTTAATTTGAATTCAACTGATGCTGATTTAGTACCAGTTGGCGCACGGTTTACTGTTAATACTGCAAATAATACTTTAACATATACTGTTACTGAACGAACTGGAACTAATGAAATACAAACTATTAACATTGATCAAACAGCCTCGAGTGGGAATTTTACTTTAAACTTTGACGGCCAAGTAACGTCAAATCTTTTATGGAATGCTGCTAACGCAGCTGTCGCATCTGCTTTAGAAGGGTTATCAACTATTGGTGCTAATAATGTAACGGTAACTGGTGGCCCTGGTCCTGATAGTGATTGGCTTATTACATTTACTGGTAATTTAGCAGAGACAGATTGCAATATGATAGTAGGTGCTAATGTAGACCTTGATGCAGGTAATGTTGTTATCACTGAAACAACAAAAGGCGGTATTAGTCCGGTAACAAATATTGTATTTACACCTGCTTGGGGTGCAAATGTCCCTTCACAAGGGGATGTAATTACGTTTATTCCTCAGAGGTTGAAGGTAAAAATTGGTGAAGGGAATCTTACATGGACAGAATCGAAAGAATACGAATACTTGCTTGATCGGGGTGATCTCGATACGGTGCGCGAAGGTGATGAGCAACCAGTTGATGTATCCTTAGAATTTGTCTATGAGTATATTACTACGGAAACTGATAAAGATATCACACCTGTTGATGCAATTAAGCAAGTTGGCGAGGCTACGGAATGGGTTTCAAGTTCTGCTGATTTATGTGAACCTTATGCTATTGATATGGTGGTCATTCATTGCTTACCCTGTGGTACTGATCAAGATGAAAAGGCATCCTTAACCGATTTTCGGTGGGAATCATTAGAATATGATCTTGGGGAGGCTACAATTGCTGTTTCTGGTCGTTGTAATGTAAGTCAAGTCACTGTAAATCGCGGTGATTATACTACTGAGTGTACAGAATTACTAGCATAAGGAGGTAAATTATGGCACGTATTGAATTGCGTGATTGCCTCATTTATATACAAGACGGTTTAAGTGGCAATGCAGTGGTTGCGGAAGCATCACCAGGGGCTACGGATACTGATGTTGATATTAACACAGTTAATTTAAATTCAACTGATGTGGATTTAGTGCCAGTTGGTGCACGTTTTACTGTTAACACTGCAAACAACACTACAACATATACTGTCACTGGTCGGACACCGGCAGAAACAAGCCCAACAACAAATATTGAGTTTAAACCTGCTTGGGGTGTAAATTTTCCGAGTCAGAATGATGTAATTACGTTTATCTCACAAAGGATTAAGGTAAAAATTGGTGAAGGGAATCTTACATGGACAGAATCAAAAGAATACGAATACTTGCTTGATCGGGGTGATCTCGATACGGTGCGTGAAGGCGATGAGCAACCAGTTGATGTATCCTTAGAATTTGTTTATGAATATATTACCACGGAAAGTGATAAAGATATCACACCTGTTGATGCAATTAAGCAAGTTGGTGAGGCTTCGGAATGGGTTTCTAGTTCTGATGACTTGTGCGAACCTTACGCTATTGACATGGTTGTTCTTCATTGTTTACCTTGTGGTACAGATCAGGATGAAAAAGTATCCTTGATTGATTTCCGATGGGAGTCATTGGAATATGATCTTGGAGAAGCTACAATTGCCGTTTCCGGTCGTTGTAATGTAAGTCAAGTCACTGTAAATCGTAGTGACTATGCTATTGAGTGTTTAGAATTGTAGTAGTTAAATCTTAGTGGGGATGAAATTTCATCCCCACTATACTTTACAAGAGGGAGAAAGTTATGAAAATTGGTGGCGTTGAAGTTAAAGGCCCGAATATGGAAATTCTTGTTCTTCCGCGATTAGAGGAAGATATTATTATTAGGGCTGCAGCTGTAACATCTATGAAAGAATTTAACGATCTTGTTCCTGAGCCTAAGGCGCCTGGAATTCGTACAAAAGATGGTTTCAAACCTAATATTAATGATGAAACATATCGTCAACAAACAGAACATTACAATAGCCAACGGCTTGCTTATTTGGTTATTGTAGCATTAGAACCTAGTGAAATTGAATGGACACGTGTTAATATTAGTGATCCATCTACTTATCTTGAATGGGATGAGGAATTTCGCACCGCTGGTCTTTCTGATGTTGAAATTAATCGTATTATCATGTGTGTAATGCAAGCTAATGCACTTGATGAAGATAAGTTAAAGGCGGCACGCGAGGTTTTTCTACTTGGGCGGGCGGAGGAGTCAAACGAATCCTTTGGCCAAAATACCGAACCGCAGAATACGCTCTCTGGCGTGCATGTGAATTAATAGGCATTCGTCCGCCAAATGTTAAAGAATCTTGGGATGATTGTGATGTATGGACCCAAGCTTTAATTATTGCTTACGAGCAACATCGTTCTTATGAGCATGCTGAAGAAACCAAAGCAATGATGGGTGGTGGGTCTCATCCGAATCTTAAACCAGTAAAGATTCGAGGTAGGAGACGACGGTAATGAAATTTAAAGTTAATTTTCGCGCTATTGATTTTGACTTACAAAGTTATAAAGAAAAGCTTCACCAATATTTGGAAGACTGGTTGAAGCAAGCGGGAAGAGAATGGCTTAATGCAACTGTACTTGCCGTTATTCCTACGTGGTCTAAAGCATCCAGGGCCACGTTCCAGAAACTTGCTAATGAACTTGGTATGGTAATCCCATATGGTCCACAATTAAGTCAAAAAGATCGTGAATCATTGGGGTTAGCTGCCGGGGCCGGTAGCGGTCTGGAACTTGATCCTAGCTTATATCGTTATCATTTCAAATATCGCAGTACCTTACGGTATCTCGCCTACAATGAATACAACCGTGCAGTTTATGGACAGGGCGGTGTATTTTCTCGTAGTGGTTTAACGCATCCAACTCCATATAATTTTCAAGATATGGGGCATATTGCGTTTACATCTTTTTGTCAGTATACAGAATTACCAGACCCACGCAAATTTATGAAAGTAGTAAAGGTGTAGAATGCCTGCTGAAGTTACACAAAAACTAGGCTTTGATGCTGCACAAGCAGTTAAAGCACTTTCTGATATACGTCAACACTTAAAGGAATTTAAGCAGGCTTTAACTAGTTCCGCTAATGCTGCGCGTCAATTTAGTAAAAAAGCTGCCCCTGCTGTTAGTTCTATGAAAGCAGTAGCTAAAGCTACTAAATCAGCTGCCGCTGGATTAAAACAACTTCATAAAGCAACAGGTGGTGCTGCTGCATCTATGGCTCAAAGTAGTAGTCAAATGCAAACAATGGCTGTATCTACTCAAGATATGAGTAATATGTATACTCAAGCTGTTGGGGGTGTTGGCATAAGTACTGCTACAATGGCAAATCAAGTTGCAGCAAGTAGTAAAAAAGCTGCTAATTCTGCTACTAAAACTGGTAGTAGTATGAGTAAAGCCGGCAAAGCTGTACAGGCGGGGGCGAAAACTGCCGGCGGGGCTGCCAAAACTATGGGTAATCAAATGCAAGCGGCAGGAGCACAAGGAGCCCGAGCCGCAAAAGTAATTACTCTTAATTGGAAAACTATAGCACGAATTATACAAGCACAAGTCATTATTCGTGCCATGAGTGCTATTGTAGGTTCATTTACTGATGCTGCGCGGGCTTCTATTGATTTTCGCTTGGCAATTGCAGAAGTTAAAACTATTGCCCCGGCTTTATTAGGGGACATGGATAGAATTTCAGATAGGGTACGTCAATTATCAGCAGATTTAGGCATTGCTGCTACTGATGTTGCAGAAGGTTTATATCAAACATTATCGAACCAAGTCGTAGAAGCTGCTAATGCTTTTGATTTTTTACGCACAGCACAAGAATTAGCACTTATCACGCATGCTGAGACGCGGGACGCTGTTAATGCTTTGTCCTCAGTTATGAATAGTTATAATATGTCTTCTGAACAAGCAACACATATTGCAGGGACATTATTTAAAACAATTGAACTTGGTCGTTTGCGTCTTGATGAATTTGCTGATATTGTTGGTCGCGTTACCCCTCTTACTGCTCAAATGGGAGTTGAATGGGAAGAAGCAGCGGCCGCTATGGCTGTTATGACTCGTCAAGGTGTACGAGTCGATACAGCTATTACACAACTTCGTGCTATAATGATAAAGCTTATTAAACCCACAGAGAAGATGGAGGAACTTTTCAAAAAATGGGGAGTACATACTGCTGACCAAGCTGTAAAGAAATTTGGTGGTTTAATTGGGGTACTAAAAGCACTCGCAAAAGAAACCGGTAGTAATAGTCAAGAAATGGCTAAATATTTTAATCGTGTCCGTGCTGTTGTTGCTTATATGGGTACTATGACCGACAGCGGTAAACTTGTAACTGAAATATTTAATGAAATTAAGGGGGCAACCGAAGCTGCCAAAGATGAATTTGAAGAATATTCTAAAGTCCCAGCACATCGAATTAAGAAAGCTATAAATGAAATAAAATTAACCTTTATGGAAATGTGGGAAACTGCTCAACCCGCTCTCGCAGAATTACTTGAATGGATTGTTAAAATTATTCCCAACGCTCAAACTCTTAAAACATTTTTCCAAGACATGGGGACTATTCTCGCATGGGCAGCTAAAATAGGGGCACTTTTTATTACAGTCATGGTTGAAGGTATAGTAAAAATAAGAAATGCTATTGTTGATGCTGTAGGAGCATTAAATAACTGGACTTTGGGATTAGCTAAAACAAAGTCGGCAGGAGAAAAAACGGGTGAGACTATAAGACAAATGTATCAAAGGATCGATGAAGAAGCTACACGGATGAATAAACACTTTGATAAAATGCGTGAGGAACAGGCTAAACGAGATAAGGCATTTTGGAAAAATAATGAACAAAATGTTTGGAATTATTTATCCGAAGTTACTAAAGTCTGGGATCAATTTACTGATATTATTGAGGCCGGTATTGAATCAGTAAAAACTCATACTGATGGTATGTGGAGTAATAGTATAAAACAAGGGCAGGAAGTTATTGGTAAATTGGCTGCTGTTCAAAAAGATTATGCTAAATACTATGAAAAATCAACTAAGCGTCTTACAGAAGTAAGTCAACGTTTTCATGAACAAGATTACCAATTAGCAATTGAAAAAGTTGAAGGTACTATGAAGCATCGAAAAATGTTGGAGGAACTCGATTATAAATTAGCTCAAGCAAGGAAAATATATGCTAAAGCCGGTATTGATGAGGAAAAACATCGACAGGGGCTTGAAATGACTCATAAAGCTCAGGAATTTGCATTAGAAATTATTCGCCATGCAAGAGAAATGGATAATCGTGGCGCTGAATATCAAGCAATGAAAGAACTTGCACGGGCAAGAGATCAAGAACGAAGAGCAGAAATAAAATTTCAAGAGGGGTTAAGAGCAGCTAATGAAAAAGAAATGAGACAATGGCAGGACAATTTAGAAAGAAAAATTTCTAGAATTGATAAACTTCGTGACATTTGGACTGATATTAACAAAGAAATTGCTGAAGAAGAAGATCAAAGGGGTGAAAAATCAACAACCTTACGTGGAAAAAGAGCTAAGGTTGAAGCTGAAATTATGAAGAATCTTTTCAGCAAAAAAGATATGCAAATTGCTGAAATGCTTGGTATTGAAGAAGGCTTGAGAGGTTTTAATACTGGTATTATAGAGACAATGCAACGAGCTAAATTTAGCTGGGAAGTTGAAATTGCACGTCTTCAAGCATTACTTAATAAAACAGTATTTAAGTTAAAAGCTGATTTTGGTGATATTGGCGGTGAATTAACTGATTTAGCACAGAAAGTTTTAGGACGCCCACGTCTTCCTTTTGAACACCCCAGTCAATTTTTAGGTGATGCATGGGGCGCAGCACAAAAAAACATAGAGCAATATAGAGATGACGAATTAAAGTTGCTTCAAATAAACACTGAATTAGGAGCAACATGGAAGAATGTTGAGAGAATTATTGATTCAGTTGATATGAATCCAATTGTTGCAACTGAAGAAGATATAGCAAAATTATTATTGAAGCATGGCGGTAATGTACAAGAAGCATCAAGAGAATATAAAAGAATGGGGGCTACGGCCGTTGCAAATTATGATCGCATGGAGGGAGCAATTAGCGACACTGCTAAAGCTGCAATGGTAGGACAATATTTAGATAAAGAACGTCTTAACTCTCTTCGCAAAATGGTTGATAAAGAAAAAGAAAAAGGACGACTTACAACTGGAAATGCTAGAAGACTCCATGAAGCAATTAAAATGATTGGCTGGGGTTTTGATAAAATTGCAGATAAAAGAGAATTAGCTGAGAAATTAGATACCAGTCCTCTAAAAGCATCTAAAGATTATGCAGCTGCTCTTAGTAGCCAAACTAAAGATTGGGCAGGCTCAGTTGAAAAAGGTGCTAATAAGCAAAAAGAAGTTTCACAAACAATCAGTGTCTCAAAAACAAAAACAAGCGAGCTTCAAACTGCTGCAAAGGGTGTAACAAATGAATTAACGACACGGAAAAATAAATATCAACAACTTCTCGAATTGATGGATCAACAAACACAAAAAGAGCAACAATATCAAGAAACATTAGGACGACGGGATGATCCTAGTGTTACAGCAGGGATTGAGGGCGGTGCTAAAGTTGGAGTCGAAGGGGCTGAAATAATATCCGCACAACCAGTTGAACAAATGACACAAGGTTTTGATCTTTTGACAGAGAAGATTGATTCAACTATTCAAAAGATACCAACTATT